TGTCGGACCCTATAGTAAGAACTCTGATAGATTTGCCATGTCTCTACGCCTCTAAGGACGGATACGACATCGTAACGGACAGTGATGAGGAACGCCAAGCTATCACCCAGCTTTTTGATAGTATAAATATAGAACAACTTATATATTCATGGCTACGTAATGGTAGAATCTTTGGTACATCCTATCTAGAATGGACTGGAGATAACCTAGTGCTACGTTCATCTCAAAATATGTATGTACAAAGAGATGAGAGTGGACAAATCATGTATTATTATCAAGATTTGGGAGATGATAAGGAGTCCATAAGATTTGAAGAAGATGAAATCATTGAGTACAAGAACAATCCGTTTGATGATTATGCCTATGGCTTATCTGATATACACCCTATTCTTTATCTCATTGACCTTAAAGATTATGCAGAGCGCGACATCGGTGCGGCTCTTAATAAATACGCTAATAGTCGTTTCGATATTAGTGCTGGTTTACCTGATATGCCTTATGGACCAGATAAAATCAACGAAATAGTAAGTGCCTTCAACGGTTTAGAACCCGGTGAAGATATTATACATGGTAATGATATAACAGTAAAGGAATTACAAGGAACTCAAAGAGCATTCGAATATGGTAAGTATACGGATGATATTATGAATAAAATAGCAATAGCTATGAAAGTTCCTATGACTATGTGGGATAAGCCTGAACAGGCACGTCCTATATTTGAACCATATGTAAGACATTTACAATCTGCTATAGAAGCATCTATTAATTCACAACTGATGCCTCAAGTAGGTTCTGGAGATGCCTTATTTAGATTCCGTCAAATGAATGTCGATGATGCTTTCTTGAAAGCTAAGACTGATATGATATACCTTTCAGAGGGAGTTCTTTCACCTCAAGAGGTTAGAATGGAAAGAGGTTTAAACCCAGATGGAGTGGTAGAACAGCAAGAGACTGCAAAGAATGCCAACATATCTGGAGGTAGAGACCAAGATAAGACAGAAGAAACAGAAAGAACAGAGAACCGCGCTGGTAACGAACCAAGCGCTAATACTACGGGGGACAGAGAATGAGCGAATACGAATACGAGCGCTGTATAATAGACGTAGCAGCTACACTTAAAAATCGTGGAGCTGAAAACTACGAAGAGACTGCGGCTAAAATGTGCCGCATGAGGGTAGATGAAGTCAAGACTGAAAGAAGTTTTGCTATGGATTCTGCCGGGGACCGAGAAAATAAAAGGAGTTTTGCTCCTACTATTGGTGAGATTACAAATACGGATGACTACTTAGAATTCCCAGTAATCGCTATCACGTCGGGACCCCACGACGAAGATGGTGACCAAAAGGTTTTCATAGAACCATCCATCTTGGAAGAAAATATAAAAGCTTTTGAAACTCTTCCAGTATACTATAATCATCAAAGAACTGACGATGACCTCTTAGGCACGGCTATCAACCCCAAAATCGTCAAACTTGAAGATGGAAAGTCAGCAATTGAAATGTTGGCACGTATACACAGAGAGTCCGCAAAGGCAAGTGAAGTGTTAGAGAAATTGGAGAACGGTAACATGACGCATGTAAGTATAGACTGGTTATCCAAAGACGTTGACGTCCTAGGTGAGCCATTCGCTACTGACATACGCCCTGTAGAGGTGAGCTTCATTGATAATGAGACTCGCACACCCGTTTGTGAAGCATGTACAATTGATAAAGGAGAGGAATGCAACGAACACCGTGAATTCGGTGAAAAAGATTCAGACTGTGGCTGTGGTGGCCACGAAGAAGAATCATGTGCCTGTGAAACACACGGGACAACCAGCGAGGAAATAACTATGGCTGAAGAAGTAAAAAACGTAGAAGACTCTGGAGCTGAAACACTTGTAGAGCGTGAATTCGCCGCTATGAGAACTCAGCTTGAAGAGATGAAAACTTCATACGAAGAATTGAACAGCAAGCACGAAGAAGCCCTCGCTATGATTACCAAATTTGAAGAAGAGAAGGAAGTAAGAGCAGCTGAAGAAGCAAAGCTCAGAATTTCTAACTTCGTCAACACAATCATAGAGAAAGAAGCTGTCTTAGGTAAAGTCGATGACGAATCTAAGGAAGCACGTGCTGAGGAACTCACTTCTTGGGATGAGGTTAAGCTAGAAGGTTTCTCTATCGCTATGGAGTCTATGCCAGTACCAGAAGAATCCGAAAGGACCTTCGGTAAAGGTAAAGCCCACAGTGATGAAGAAAAGCCAGTGGAAGCTGAAGCAGAAGAAAAACCACGCATGTTTGCGATGGAAAACGGACGCATCGTTTTCACAGGAGAAGAAAAATAGGTGATGAAATATGGCAGCAGGAATTAACATATTAGTTAACGACGGTGGCGCACCAGCTCGTGTTATGAAGTTAGGTAACGCAGGAGCAGACTTAGATGCAGGAACTATTGTTGAGTTCAACAGTAGTGGAGCAATCGTAGCAGCAACTGAAGACTTACCTTCATACTTAAACGCAGCTGTTGGTGTACTTTTTGTCGATGCAACGTCTGGAGACCCAGCATCCGTTATTACCGGTAAAGGAGCAGTTGTTTTCTTGAAAGCAACAGGAACCATTGCCGCAGGTGATGCACTAGGTCACAGCGCAGCAGGATTAGCAAAAGCTAAAACATCCGCAGACGAAAGGTTCGCTATTGCTCTAGAAGCAAAAAGCGCTACACACACAGATTTCGTAAAGGCACTCTTACTATAGGTATAAGGTGAAAAAATGGTTACAGCAAAAGAAGGATTAATGTCATCCAATCTCAGTTCAACCGCAAACCGAGTACTTGTAGATTACAAAGACGCTATCCAAGACTACAAAGTTACGGATATGCCTGTAATCGCAATGTTCGCAGAGCGATTCAACACGGAGACTGGCGGCGACGTAGATATTACGTTCGCAAAACCTAGCATGACGCTAGAACAGATAGAAGAAGGAGACACTCCAGCTTATCAACACACTGACTTGAGAAACGAAAGAATTTCAGTCAAAGAGTGGGGATTGGCAGTAGGTGTCACCAGACGTATGCTTGAAGACTCAAGATTTTCAGAAATGGAAATGGCTTTGAACGAAGCTAGAAGAGCCGTCGAGCGTCACGTAACACAGCACTACATCTACACTGTATTCGGTTTATATAAAGCAGAATACGGTACTGGATACAATGGCGCACACATTACAGCAAGTACAACTGAAGCAAACATAACAACTTTCGCAAACGCTTCACACGGTGGTTTCTACGGGTCTACCCCAACCACAGGTGGAGATGCAGTAAGGATTTATGACTACGGTGAGTATAGTGCAGCAGATTTGGCCGCTCTCGGTCCAAACACTGGTTCACACTACTTCGCAGCTCAAGACGGTGATACTGATGCAACTGGTGACCTTGGTCTAGCAGATATTACAAGTGCTATGGAGTTAATTAATGCAAAAGGTGGAACAGCAGATACTTTGATGATTTCCCCTTCACATTACAAAACTCTACTCGACTTAGCAGACTTCACTGCACCATTCTCTGGAAGCGGCGACGCCCAGAAAGGTGGATTGGATTATGTAAACGACGTATCAGCAAGTGGAATTGTCGGACAACTCTACGGACTAAACGTCTACATGAACCATTACATACCAAAGAACCGATTCGGTGTCTTTGACATGTCAATGAAGCCAGTAGCTTACGTCGAGAGACGCGGTCTAACCGTAGAAGAAGCTAACCCCGGATTCGGAATTCAAGGTAGCTACATGACCATGAGATATGGTCTAAAAGTTATCAGACCTGAAGCTGGAGTTATCGTAATCGGCGATTAGATATAACTATCTGGATTAAAATTTTGGTATGGGTGCCACCAATAGAACAAGGCACCCACTTTAGGAGTATAGCACATGGTTAAGGAATACGGTTTAGATAACGAAGCCCTTTCAGGCAACAAACCCAAAAAGGGAATGCCCCTAGTATTAGACGACAGGCTACCCTCCAAACAATATATTAAAAATAAAGTTGACAATAAAGTCAGCAATGATGCATTTGACGCTACTTGGGACGCTGTAGAAGACGTAGCACCAAGTAAGAATGCAGTTTACGATAAAATAAATTCTCTATCAGCAGTTGGTGATGCATTTACTAGAGAGGATGATACCTCTTCGGCAAATGTTAGAGCTAACAAGACTGGTAATTACGCAATAGGCCCAGCTAATTTTACAGGTAAAGCAGACTGGGATAAGCTCTATGTATCAGGAGGCAATATAAAGACTACTGGTAACTATATTATGCAAAATGATGGGAGCACTATAGGGCCTAGCTCTGGAGAGCTCACTTTAGATAGCTCTAATGGAGCCAAAGTTGCTACTAAGTTCGCTGTAGGCTCTACTAATCCAAGTGTACCACTAGAAGTAAGTTTAGCAGGTTCTACTGCTAATTTAACCGATGGTACAGGTATAGTGCAAGTAGGTGCAGATAGTGGAGCTAATATGGGAATCGATGGAAATAAGATTCAAGCTAGAGATGGTAGTGCAGCAGGAGCACAATTAAATTTAAACACATCAGGTGGAGCAGTAAGCATAGGTTCAGATGGAGTAACCACTACTATTAATGGTAATCTCAATGTAATAGGAACAGCTACCACAACTCTATCTGAGACAGTCAACATTAAAGATTCTTTCGTATTATTAAACTCTGACCAAACTGGCACTAGTGATGCTAATGCAGGTATAGAGGTAGAGAGAGGTGACTTGACAAACGTAGCAATCAGATGGAATGGTACTGATGATGCGTGGCAAACTACGCTTAACGGTTCTGATTACTATAATATTCTTACGACAAACACAGGAGGTACAGTAAATCAATTAGGAACTAATACTGCCTCAGCTTTGTCTTTATCAACTACGACTAACACCAATGATACTATTAATCTGGCAGATAAGTTTGTACAACATGCTGGAGATAGTATGACAGGTGCCTTAACTATAGGTAGTAGCGGTGACCAAACTAGTAATAGTGGTGATGGAGCTACTATGCTTACTGTATTTGGAGGACCATCTACAGGTAATGCAGCTCTTACGGTTAACGGACATCTGAAAGCAGATACCAAATCTTTCGATATACCACACCCTATTAAGAAAAATATGAGGTTAGTACACGGTACATTAGAAGGACCTGAGTTTGGTATGTATCAAAGAGGAACTATAGTTAAATCTCACTTACCCACAGAAGAAATACCTTTACCAGCGTATTGGGGTAAGTTAGTTGCAGATTACACCGTGTCACTTACACCACACGGTAATTATAATGTATGGTTAGTGGAAAAACATAAGAACATGTTCGAAATCAAATCTAACGCAGATGCGATAAATGGTCCATGGTCTTGTGACTGGATTGTAATAGGAAGAAGGAATGATTACCCACTGGAGGTTGAACAATAATGGCATCAAGTAGAGTAAGAATTGGAGTTGCTGGAGAAACCAACAACGCAGTTATAAGATTTCAAAGAGACAGTGATGATGACGGTGATTTCGACGATATTGATATATTAGCATTCGCTTTGAATGTTTCTAACAGCACTGTTACCATCGACGCCTGTGTGATAGATGGAGGGACTTTCGGGTCATAATCATGGCAAATAGAATTTACCACAAGCGTAGTGCAAAAGGGTCAGACGTACCCTCTAATGCAGATTTAGAATTAGGTGAATTGGCAATCAATACGTATGATGGTAAACTATTTACTAAAAAAGATGATGGTAGTCCAAGCATTGTAGAATTAGGTGACAAAGGTCAAAAGGGAGATATAGGAGCTACAGGTTCTCAAGGACCTGCTGGACCACAAGGAGACCAAGGAGATAAAGGTCTAAAAGGTGTAGGAGGAGATAAGGGAGCCACTGGCGACAAAGGTCAAAAAGGTGGAGACGGACCTTCAGGTCCCGGTGGACCACAAGGTGACAAAGGTCAGAAAGGTGTTACTGGTGACGGAGGACCAACTGGACCTACAGGACCACAAGGTGCACAGGGAGAAAAGGGTAGTTTAGGAGATAAAGGAG